AACCATAGCGGTAAATCATTATAATAGCAATTATAAGAAAGTTTTAAATCATCTTTTTTATTATCGCAACTCGTCGCACATATAATCGTAGCGATTAAAAATAGTACGTAAATTAGTTTTTTAGTTTTCATAAACATTCTCTTTAAAATATTGTTGTTTTTCTTCAATAGTCATTTCGTTTGGAAAATCATATTTTGATACATTGTACCATTTCACAAACTTAACACTAAAATCGTCTGTTATTTGTTCGCATTTTTCGGCTAATTCTAAATGATTATATTCAAAATGCATTCTATTTTCAGATTCTCTTATTTCAATATTTGTAATAATTGAATCGTTTAACTTCTCTCTTAACTTATTCATTTTTTACTTTTTTTATTAGTTGTTCTAACTCATCTTTTACTTTTCCGTTTAACATATCTATAAATTTATTTCTAATTCTTTTCCACAAAGACAAAAATATAGGTTTTGTAGTTGGTGTAGGTGTTTTAAGTTTGAAAAATCAGAATAGTTTTTATTACCAATACTCCATCCTTTTTCCCCAATATAGTACACTAATTTTAAATTACCTTTTAAATCGATGCAATATGTCCATTCCATTTGCTTAACAAACCCACACTTCAATAGAATTTCTTCGGTTAGTTCGATTGGTTTAAATGAATTTAATGGAATTTCTCCAGTTATACTATTAAATATATCTTCATTTTTGCTACATATTGATTCTACTAATATATATTTATCATTATATAAATTTGCATTTACATAATTCCCTATTCTCAATTCACTTGCTTTCATCTTCTATTTTTTTTATCAGTTCTTGTGCTTTCGGCTTTAAAAATCGGTGTTCTACTTTATGCAGAAACTCGATTAACTCTTTTTTTAATTCGGGTGTCATAGGTTAGTTATTTTTAACAAAATTAACGATAAAAATAACACCTACAACAATGGATTGAAATTTAGAATTAATCTAAATAGTAATAATTAAGCACAAAAAAAGCGATATATTTCTATACCGCTCTTCATCTATTAACCAACAAAATCTATTATGAAATGTAAAGATATTAAATAATCGGATAATTTACACTATTATTTTTAATTAATTTTCCGCTATCTAATAACGCCTTTAATTCTTGCCATTTAAAACTTGTTCCGTTTGCTTTTTTATATTGAAAATGTGGAGCATCTTTAAACTTCCAACGACCGCCCCACTCAAAACCTAATTTTTCCAATTCCTTAACTACAAAATTAAAATGCGTTCCATTCCAAACCGCCTTTTCAAATGTTTCGTTTTTATCCTCGTCTAATAAAATAACAATATCAAAAGCAAGTCCGTAATTATGAATTGATTGACCGCCTTTAGCATTGGTAACAATAGAACCGCCACGTGTACGCCCTTGACTATATAAGTAGTTTTGTTCCTCAATAGTTCTTAAAGTATGCGTAAAACGTAATCGTACGCCTTTAGGGAGTTGATTATTGATATTAATATAAATCTGTCTTAATGAATCCCTTTTGTCTGGGTGCATTAGTTTTATTCTGTCAATTGTTACGTTATCCATATTACTTCAAATTAAATAGTTTTGCAAATATACCTAAAAGAATAACAACAACCGCACCCACAACGAACTTAAACTGCCTAACATAAACGTTAATTTCGCCTTTAAAATCTTCCAAATCCTCAACACGTGTATCAATATCTTTCAAAGAACTTACAACGCCCTTATGTCCGTTAAAATCGTTTCCGATAATAGCTGTTTTAATATCGTTTAATGTTTTGGTGTTTTCCTCGTTTACTTTCCTTTGTAAATCTTGATGGTGGCGTATGCGTTCTATTTCTGCGGTTACCTTTGCTAATTCTTGCATTGTATTATTTGTTTAAATATGTTTCAACTCCAATGTATAACATCGATATTGACATCCATTGTACGTTCGTTATCAGTCCAAATATTAAGAAAAAAGAGGATATAATAAAAACTAATAATTTTCTACTAATCCACTTACTTACTAATTTGTCAAATTGTTCTTTGCTCATTGTTTAAATCTATCGTAATTATTAATTGTTTTAATTTGTTAAATTTTTCTCGAATCGCTTTGCGTTCTTCTACTATTTCAATCGGCACGTCAATATTTAACTCTCGCTCACGAATGTACGCCCAATCTGTCTTAGAAAGTTCCTCAAATTGCATTTGATTTAATTGAAGTAATTGATTTTCTTTTTCTTTTAATAATTCTTCTTTTGTTCTTCCGTCTATCCATTGCGTACCATCAAACTTCGCGAACTCTATTGGAACTGAAATTTCTATTTCAGTTGAGTTTTTTGGTTGTACTTCAGAAATTACACTTTCTGTATAATATCCATTATCAGTATTATATTTATTCCATTTCATAGTTAACTAGTTTTTTGAATTGTTACATAACTTCCTGAATTAGTTATAGCTGCTATTGCAACACCTAATGAAAAGCCAGGATAAAATTTCCCAGCACTTGTAACTTCAAAAACACCATCTAATTTAAAAACACCAGTTGTAGTAGATGAAGTATCACTAATATTTGTATTAGAAGTAAAGCTTTCCATTATCGTGTCAATTGGTGATACAGTATTAGCGGTAAAATTCTTTTTTCTACCTAAAATATGAATAGTAATATTAGAAAATGTACTTATTCCGTCACCTAATCCTGTCATAAAACCAAAAACTCCAGTACCTAGATTTGATAGTTTTATTAATCCTTTGATATCATACGTCCCAACTTCAACATTAAATGAACCATCACCATTTGCTCCCAGATTTCCAAACAATTTTTGCGAACTTGTTGTAGCAGTTAATGTAATATTTGAAGTAGCTCTTAATGTTTGCGGTTTATCAATTTTTAAATTCAAAGCATCGAAAACCGCATTTTGACTTGGTGCAATTGTAGTAACTCCGTTTGTAATTGAATCCTCTATAATAGTCTTATTTTTCCATAAATCCGTAGAAGTTTCGTAAATTAAACCTTGATTATTTAAAGGCGTAGAAATTGCAACATTATGAAGTTCGTCTAACTCCCAACCATTCATTACTTTTACATAAATTTTCCCATTGTTAGCGTGTGCATATTCTACATATCCTACAATAACAATATGTGCTGGTGCAACTGGTTTCACGTTTGTAATTCGACCAGCAATTGTTGGACTTAAATATAAAACATCACCATCGACCCAAGTTTCACCTTGCAAACTACCCGTTGTATTTATATTTTCAAGTTGTCCAATAGTCATAATAAAGCCTTCTTGGTTTGTTGCAATTGTTTCTGTAACAATTCCTAAAGTATCGGCTGAATTATTATCGTTATTTGCTTGTGCTAAATTAACCGCTAATCTTTGACCTTGCGCTCCGCTTATTCTAACAACTTGATATGATGCTTTTGTTAGTGTAGTATTTGGTGTTACTTTGTTGACTACTCGTGCTACTAAATCAACTCCATTTTTTAAAATAACGTTACCGCCTTTTAAAGTAGTTTCTGAACTTCCTATTGTATCATTCCATCTTGTTACAGCAACTCCAGCAGTTCCAGTTGGTGTAGTATCTAATTCTATTTGACCAGCTTTTAATCCGTTTTCACCTAAATTAACGTTTTGTGTTGCTCCTGTGTAAGGTACAAAATCACCAACACTTGGAATGTCGCTTTCATAAGCAATTATTTCAGTATCATCACCAACGTCTTTTAAGATTGCTCTTCCAGTTCCCATAGTTCCTGTTGGAGTCTCAGCTTCAAACAAAATTGCTTTATTTCCGGCATCTGCAAGAATAGCGAAACCATCACTACGATATTCAATAGCTCTTGAATTATCTTCATTTTTAACAAGCATAGGAATTGAAGTTTCAGCTCCTTCATCAGTAACCTCTTGAAGTGTTCCTACACCGCCACCGCCTCCAGTTGATGAAATTATAGGGTTTAAAGGGTCGGTATTATCAATTGTAATATTATCACCAGCTACTAAAATATTTTGTTTTAAAGCTAATAAATTATCAATAGCCGTTTTAGTATAGCCTATAACCCAACTTAAAGCACTTCTTACATAAGCATTAGAGTTGTTTGGTGCATCAGGTATTCCACCGCCACCACTTGAAACAACACCATAACCCAATTCATTTAAACGAACCCTTAATTCCTCAGCAGTTGCAAAAGTTTCTTCTACACTTGCATCGGTTTCGTCAATAACGATAATATCAGTTACTAATACTTTATTAGCTGGTACGTTTGAGCCGTTTGCCTGAACTAATACAAAAGTATTCGCAACCTCTTCTAAATTGAATGTTATTTTTGAAACGTATAATTTCTTAGCATCATTATTGTAATAGTGCCAAAAATTATTTGCTCCTTTTTTGATTATCTTAAACATAATTACATTATTGTATTACTTAATTTTTTCCATTCTGTACCATCATAAAAGCAAATAGTATGCAATGTAGTATTATAATATTGCTCGCCCTCAAATGGTGTAGTAATTGCGTTTATTTCAGCAGTTGTTTTGTTTACAATTAAACCGATATTTGGATTATGTGGCTCACTATAAAAAGGTGTAACACCTTGCAAACCTCTATCGTCTAATTTAATATCAAAACCACCGAAATATATTCTACTTCCTAAAGTATCGCTTTGAGTTTTAATAGCACAAGTAAAGTCATCTCCTTGAGTTAATTCTACTACTTGACTAAAAGTATTCCATTGACCGAAAACAAATTGACTATTATCTGTTGTATAATTAAATTCTTCTAAAGCTAAATTAGCAAAAACTGCCCACTTGCCGTAAATGGTTGCACTGCTATATGTACTTGGTACGAAAATACGCATTGATAAAATATAAGTACCCGTTGTAGGCACAACAAATTCTAACGCATCACCTAAATTAAAGGTACAAACTCCCATATCTGTAAATATTGCTCTAATTACATTTAATCTGTTGTATAAAGGTACGCTTACATTCGTAATATCAACTACGGCATTATCTGCTCCATCGGTAGTATTTATTGTTACTGATTCATTTAAAGTCGATTTATAAGGGAATAAATTCTCAGCATACTTTGACTTTTCATTTGGTATTATTACTGCATTTGGCATAATTAATCGTTTATTTGATATGATTCGTTAATAAATATTGTTTCGTTTGCTCCTAAAACTCCAAATAAATTAATATCTGTATCGCTTATCTGTAAAGTAATGCCATTGTTTAATTGGCTACGTGTTTGAGTACCCGTTTTAGCATAGTAAATAGAGTTTGGAATTTCTATTAATCCATCACCAATAAGACTTGAAGTATTGTTAGTTATTGAACCGCTAACCCTTGCCTCGTTACCGCATTTTTTATAATCTAAATTACAAATTATATCGCCCGTTGAAATAGTTTGATTTAATTTAGTTGGAAATAATGCGTTTATTATTTCTAAATAAGCGTTTCTAACTTTTGCAACACTTACTACTGCTGTAATAAATCCGTTTATCGTTGAAATTAATGTTGTTTTATTCATTTTTTTATGTTGTTAAAAATTCTGTACTATCAAATTCTGCTCCGTCAAATTCGCCATCAGCAATAGTAAAAGTCCACTCGCCAAACCCAAAACCATTCCAAACATCACTACCTGATTTTGCTTGTCCTTCAATTATTACCGACCATTCTCCGTTTGCATCAGGTAAAGCTTCTAATTGACCACCTACATTAATATCGTTAAAAATTAAAACGTTATCAGATAAATCAACAAAGTCAATTGGTAAAGCAGTTGCATTGCTATGTTTTTTTATGTAAGCATTGCCCATAAAACTTGTTATATTTTTATTAAAAAATAATCTTAAATAATTGTTTGTTTCGGTACTTGGTAAAGTAAAAATAGCACCATTTGAAAACTCTAATGTTTGTATTATTTCCAATCCCTCATACAATTGATAAACCCAATTGTAAAACTGACCTTGTGGATTAACTAAGAAATCACTATCTAAAAAGTTTGTATCTCCTTTTCGTTTGCCTTGTTTGTATTCCGATACAATTACTCTTTCACTATTTAAGTAAATCAAATCATAGTTAAACAATTCATTTAACCAACGCCCTAATGCAAAATCAACGGCATCAATATTATATCTGTCTAAGTTGGTTGTAGTGTTTTTATAACGAACGAGTTTACCGCTTGTTTCAGTGTATTCTGAAAATTCGTTTTTATCTTCAATATCTTGATGATAACATTTAGCAATTCTAATCGATTGAAAATATACATCACTTTTATTCTTAAAATCAAACCTACTTGATAATTCAGAATAATAATCAGTAACGATAAAGCTATTTGAGTAATAAACATTATCGTTTATTAAATCCGTTATTTTAATATATAATTCTTTAGTATAAAAATCAGTTCCAATATTGCCAAACTCAAAATAAATATCGGTGTTTACTTCTGAATAATAAAAGTTTCCATCGATATTTTGAACTACTACACCGCAACTATCAATTAAATCTACTTGAATAGCACCAGCAAAAGAAATTCCTTTTGCATAACAAAAGAATGTTTCATTTGTTTTCTGTTGGATAAAACCCGAATAAAGCAAAGTAGCAACGTTTGGATTTGCGCTTTTCTTTGCCTTATTAAAGTCGTTTAAAAATAGTTTTATCATAGTGTTAAAAGTGCCTCGTTTAAATCAAAAATACTCTCGTATATTAATCCGTTCAAAATTACTAAATTAAATTTATATTTGTTACTAATTGGTAAATTATTTTCATCAAACACTTGTAAGTATTCGTTTTCAATTCGCCACCAATTAACCGATAATGTATAAGTCGCACCATTTACAACTATTGCACCATCATTAATCGTTAATTCAAGTTCGCCACTTTCATACTGCTTTTCAGCTAATAATGTAAGTTTGTTGGTCGACCATTCTTGCTCCAACTTCTTGAAATATACACGTTTTACTACATTATCATTATTGTAAACTCTTATAAATCCACGATTAATTTTGTAGTTTTCAATAATGCTTTTTATCTGTTCCATCGTTGCAACGCAATCAATATTTACTTCCATTGCATCGAGTATCGGTGTTGGTAAATCAGAATAAAGTATAGTAGCGTTTTCGATAACGGGTTCTGTTTCTGTTGTTAATTGACTTGAAAAACTGCCGTTATTTTTAAAGAATAGGTTTAAAATATCCTTTTTACTATACATCAATGCCGTTGCAAACTGCTCATAAAAATACTTTAAATTACGTTTGATAGTGTAAAAAGTATTAAGCATTATAGGTGTGTTTATAAATCCCTCAGTTGTTCGTGTAGCATACTGAACGCCACTATAAAAGTATTTCACTTGTATAAACAAATCACCACTCAAAGGAATGAAAGGCGTCAAAGGTGTTAACTTAATGTATTTTTGTGATAACTCAGCTACTACAAAATTAGCGTTATTAATTGCACCCGTTATTTGAAATTGCTGACCTACTGCTAAACCTAAACTTGTCCAAAAAAATGATGCGTTATCGGTGTTCTCACTATCTGTATTGTAAATTACTAATTTAAAATTAGTAACGTCAAAAACTTGATATAATACTTTGCCCCACGTGTTGAATGAGTTTGGTGCAATTTCTACAACTTGCGTAATATAAACCTTGTCGTCGTCTGTTGTTGATGTTGTAGGGTTTGCATATTCCAATTCGCTCATTTTTTGAATAGCAAATCCATCACGAACGAATTTTACTTTAACTTCCTTTTTATTCTCAACACCATCATTTTGAATATTCCACTCGCTTTGTGTGTGTACAGACTTCGAAGTATCTGTTGCATCTCTATCTTGCTCGAATGTTTCAAAGTCATACTTTAGATTATTAATCATAAATCTATCGTTATAACTCTCATTATAATCTTTACTTGGCAATTCTAATAATGCACCAATCTCAATATTTTTGTAAAAGTCGCTTTCGTGTCCTACAAATATTTCATTATCTAAGTTTTCAAAATCCTGATTAACTTCAATTAAATTCTCAAATAAATCTTTAGGTGTTGAATAAAAGTAATCGGTACGAGCGCTTACCATTCGTTTATTGAAAACAAAATTATTATAGTGTTTACCGCCTACCTGATAATCAACTGCGTTTATTGGTGTATCTTTTATAAATTTACTCGCTTGTTTTAAAGCGTCTATTTGTCTAACCGCTTTAAAAACCGTATCAATTGCTTTTTCAGTCGATGTTATTTCAACACTTCCATTTAAAAAACTCAATACGACAAGCGGTTCATTTATTTCTGAAGTGCGCCAATAAATCCAAAGAAACTCACCACTATTAGCCGAAGGAATATTGAAATTTGCACTTATATTGAAATATAAATCTGTTCCGTCGCCTTGTGGAACACCGCCCGAATATATCGCTAATGCATTTTCTGGACTTGAATAAAATTCAAAACCTTTTCGCCAATATAAACCGACGTTACCAATTCCGCTTGATAGTTTGAAAGTATTGTTTTTTACTTTTACCGATATATTAGTACTTCTATCTTTGAACCGAATATATTTAAAATCGGGTGCAGAACTTAAATTACTCATAAAGTAACTTAATGTATTATTAATTCCACTTTCAACGATATTGGAAACCGCATTAAAATACAATCCGTCCTCTTCTGTGTTAACAAAACCCCAAAATACATTAGTAACTTGTCCGCTATTCCATTTACTTGTATTAGTTTGCGGAATGGCTTTTTTAAGTACGTTAACTGCCGTTGCTGGTGTTATTGGTTCGTTTCTGTAATTCTTATCACTGAATAAATTAAACTTTGTATCGTATTGCTTTTTAAAGTCGGCTACATCGGTCTTATCAATTAGATTAAATTCTACGTATGTTTTCCAATCTGTAAACCCTTTTTGGCTAAAATCACACAAACCTACTTCAAATTGAGTGCCGTTATCTTCTAAAATATACTCTATTTTAGCCTCAAATCCGTACTCTTTTAAAATAGGAAATACCCAATCCAAACCATAATCTAATCTATTACTAACATCACCAAACGGATTAATAACTTGGTCGGTTTCAATAGTTCCGTTAACCGCATTAACTAATCGCAACTTTGACAAACTGCTTTTTATATCCCTTGAATAACGTTTACTATTTTGCTCAATAACGTACTTTGCACCATCAAAACCAATAGGCTCAGCAATTTGATAAAGTTCTTCTATTCCTAACGATACGAATTTTAAAAAGTGTTTCATTATACTTTGTTTCCGTTAAAAGTTTTTCTTCTATTCATTACTTCCTTAGTTTGATTTGCAGTCGTTACATACATTTCAAGTCCGTCTTTATCAATTCCAATGTTTGCCACTGGTTTATCGTTAATCGCTTTTACTACTGGTGATAAATCAATATTAGTGTTTTGAATGTTTACACTTGGTGCTTTATCAATTGAATTATTAGTTAACATTGCGTTTAGTTCGTTGTTAAACATTAAATAGTCCATTGTTTCACTTGCGGTTTTAACTTTATCGCCTTTGTTTAGATAAGTCATAGTTGCTCCTTTGTCGTTTCCTAAACTTTTAATGTTTCCTTTACTATCTGTAATAATTTCACGCCCTCGCTCTTGTGTTAACGCCCAACCCTCAGGAGCGTTATCTGTACCTTTCCAAAACTGAGGCATTTGTTGACTTGCAACCAATCCCGCTTGAACTGCACCTAAAGCACCCATAGCAATAGCTAATCCAGTTCCTAAAGGTGGAGGAGTTCTTGCTAAAGTTGCTATTATAGCTTGCGCCGTATCTATTGCTATATTAACTAACGCTTGTGCTTTTCTTGCTTTAAATTCTTTTTTTTGTATTTCTCTTTGACGCTCTTGGTATTGTTTTTCAATCTCAGCTCTTGCACTTGCGCTATCACCAGCAAACGCCAACCCTATTTTATATTCACGTTCTAAATTCATTCGTTGATTTTCAAAACGTTGGTTTGACATTTCATTGATTTTGTTAAATACGTCTTGTGCAACATCACCAACCGCTTGAAAAGTAATAGCAAATTTCTCTTTCATACTATCCGCACCCTCAAACAATTTATCAAATGTACTTTTTCCATCTGCATCAAAATCAAGAAACATTTTAGCACTTGACAAACCAATATTGTCAAAGGCTTTGTTAAACGCATCACTTGACAAAGTTTTTAAATAACTATCTGTAGCCTCTTTTAGTTTTAACCACGCAAAGTAATCAGCGTAAACCGCCTCGTCTGTTAACTCTAAAGCGTCGATTATTTCTTCTTGTGCTTTTACAACTTTCTTTTCACCATACAAAGCATCATACAAAGAATTAACACCTCTTAAAGTATCGCTAAGTATTTTGTATGCTGGATTTAATTTACTTGTTAAATTAAGTTCTTCTTGTAATGCCGAAATTTGACTTTGTAAACGTTCCTTTGATAAAAATTCGCCTTTTTTCTCTAACTCTTTATTATTGTCTTTTTTTGCTTTTGTGTTTTTTTCTGTTTCTTTTGTTTCCTCTCTAACTATGTTTAAATATTTAGCATTTTCATTATATTGTTTAATATAAAAATCAATACTATTTCTAATTATATTATTTTTGCTTTGATATTGTTCTTTTAATGTTCCTTCTAAATAAAACAATCTTGTTAGTTGTAAACTTAATTCTTCATATTTTTTAGATAAATTTTCATCTTTTGTAAAAGGGTCTATTTGATTAATTTGTTTTCCTAAATTTAATCTTTTTTCTTCAATAGTTCTTAATTGGTCTGCTAACCATTTTTCATTTTTAAGATTATTATTTATCTCTTCTTGTATAGCTTGTTGACTTGCTAATGCTATACCTCTTTTAATTAAAGCATCATTAAGTTTCAATTCAGCATCAGCGGTATCTCCAGCTAATATTTTTTCTTTACTTAAACTACCTAAATAATCTGGGTATCTTTTTTGTAATTCATTAACTGCTTTTGTTCTTTCGCTCATTGAAAGAGTTAAGTTTTTAGCATTTTCAAAAAGTATTTTAGCTCTGCTTATTTCATCACTTTGAAATCTTGCCAACTTATCTCTTGCTTGTTCTTCTGCTTTTGATTTTTCTTCAATTGCTTTTTTTTCAGCTTCTAATGCTTTCTTTTTACTTTCACTTCCACTTATAAATTCTCCTATTTCTTTTCCGTAAACGGTCAATAAAGTTATACCAACACTTAAAGCAGTTCCCCAACTTAAAAAAGCACCAGCTAATTGACTTAAAACGCTTGTAGTTGGTTTGCCCTCCGCTTGTAATGCTTTATTTTGTGCTATTGCGTTACTAATTGCATCGGTAAATATTGGAATATTATTTGATAATGCCATAAATCCAGTTTGTACCGAATATGTAAATGCTGGCATTTCTCTTGTTAATTGGTTAATTGAATTACTTAACGGATTAAAAGCACTCGCATAATTACCTACGTTTCTTTGATTTTTACCAATAGTAGCGTCAACGGCTTTTAGCGTTGTATTGTATCTTTCGGTAACTCTTTGTAATGTTAAAAGTCTTTTTTCTTCATTATCTGAAAGATTGTTATATCTTAATTTACGAGTTATTAAATCGTTATAACTTGCCGTTATGTTGTTTAATTGTTTTTGTGTTTTGTTATAAAGGTTTAAACTTGCATTTAATTTAGCTTGTTCACGTGCTAAATTCTTATCAAATTTATCAAAGGCTTGTTCTCTTTGTTGTGCTAATTTAATTTCAGCTAAACGTGTTTTTTCCGCTTGTCTTTGTGCTACTTCATTTGCTTTTACTACTTTATTTTGTAAATTAGTAATTATCTTTTCTTGTTTTTGATATTCAGCAGTCAATCCTTTTATAGCACTATCCGAACCGCTTGGCGTAGTGATACCTTTCATTTTAGTACCTACTTTGTCCACGTTACTAATCATAGTAACAAGTTCAGCGTTTGCCGTTTGTAAGTCTTTTAATGCACTTGGACTTAATATTTCTATGAACTCACTATTTGCCATTATTTTTTCTTTTTATTTTGTTCAACTATTCTTTGTGCTTGTTTCTCTAAAGTAACATAAACCGCTAAAGTCATATATTCCTTTAATAGTGAGTTATTTGGTAAAACGTTACTTAATGCTCCAATACTATCATAATAATCAAAATCTTTGTTTTTAGATTTGTTTATCATTTCGTCAAACTCTATTTGTGCAAAGTTTAAATCGTTGTTTATTATTCCTATTTCAATAGTTAAAACACGTTCTACTTCTTCAATAAAAGGAACGTCTTTATTAATTTCTATTCCATAACCTTGTTTCATTGCATCAATAAAATCTAAACGCATTTTTTCAGTTGTTTTATTGTAGAAATAAAAATGTATTGACTGCTTTAAAGTTGCTATTTTATACTTATAAAACGCAATATCTTTAGTTAATTCTAAATACCTTTTAGCCTCGTGGTTGTCAGATTTTATAAAAAACTCATCGTAAATACTAATAAATACTTGCTCCAAATCCTTTTCACGTGGTTTTGGTTTCAATAACTGATAATTCTTTGACTTTAATATATCAAAGAATGTTTTTGCTGGTATGTTTGATATGTTGTTGTATTTAGGCATTTATTTAAAAATAGTTTGCAAAGGATTGTTTTTAATAACTGCTTTTAAATATTTTTCAGAATCAACCAAATTAGGCAATTCTCTACATAATGCATTAAAAACATTATTATTTTGCTTTTTTACTTCTTTTTCCATATTACGCAATTTTATATTTTTTTTTTATTTGATACGTCAATGTTAATCTATAAATGTCTTTTTGTCTTTTATCGAACCAATCTTGGTTTATTCCTAAAATATCCAATCCGTAACGACCTACTAAATTATGCTCATCATTCCAATTAAACAAAAATCCCTCTCTAAATGGTCGCACAAATAAACTCCTTGCAGTTCGATACGTATAAAGTAAATCAACATATCCGTTAGCTTGTGGGTTTTGTGCTATTTTAATTTGTCGATAATTCTCATCTCTATATTGACCTATTCGAGTTCCATCAGGTCGTAAACCTTGCTCAAACTCATCAATTTTTTGCTCTTTTAGTCGTTCTTGGTCGCTTAGTATTATCTCCTTGACTAAGTTCTGCATTGTCGATTGATTGAGTATCGGTTGCAACCTCGTTTGATATTGTTTTACTGATATTGCCATAGTTTTCACGCTCTTTTTTACAATCTAAACACTCCACCTTACCTACTACTAAATTGGTAAGTAATATTTTAATCTGTTCTTTGTCTTTTTGGTTTGTGTTTGTTTCAATCCATTTTACTTGCTCCTCAAAGCATAAATCAATAAACTGCTCCGCATCACTTCCAAAAATATGTTTTCCGAATATATCCATAATATTGTTTTTAATAAACAAAAGGCAACCAAATTTAATTGATTGCCTTTCATACTTGTTTTATAACTTTACCTATTGCAAATATAATTAATTATTTGTTATGTATAGTATTTTATTTTGTATTTATTAAAATGCCTTTTTAAACCTAATAAAGTTTTAAATGTTGACGCATCATTTTTATTACTTTCAATAATATATGGCTCTTCACAATCAATAAAAACACTTATACCAGTTTTATGAATGTATTGGTTATTACTCCACACAAAGTAAGTTTGTAAATATTCGTTTATTTTTTCGTATTCTGTCATAAACACAAAATTAAACAAAAAATCCTTAACTTTTACATTAAGGATTTAATTTAGAATTATTTTAAATTACTATGCTACTGGTGTAATACTTGCAGTAACTCCTTTGTAATATCTTGAGCCTATTTTTGCACAAGCTACTGAATTAACCGCATCATACAACTGAACTACTACACTTTGAGAAGTTGTTAGCGTTGTTGTTGGTGTAAAACTCCATTCGCCACTTACTGAATCATAAGACAAAGATAAAGCAGTGATAGTATCAACAACTCCGTTAATAGTACATCTTAAATTAGCAATAGCAATTCCACCTAAGTTAGTTGCTCTATTCATATCAAATGATGCTTTGAAGTAAACTTTTGCGTTTGATACATCGGCTCTACCAGTCATATAAATATCTGTAATAGGGTTTACATCGGTGTTAATATCAAAGTCTAATGAACTTCTATCTAAAACCGCCACATCTCTATTAAATTGCGTTTCGTTAATCAATTGAATAGTAGTTGATACACTTGCAGATGTGTTACCATCTGTAAACATATACGTACCAGTATTTAACATACCTAAGTCAAAACCGCTAAAAGTAGTTCCGTTAGTTGCTCCAGCAATTGCACCAGTAGAAAACACAAATAAAATGTCAAATGCTTGTTGACTATTATAAGTATTTAAAGCGTTTGCGTACTTCCAACCACCTTTTAAGAATTTGAAAGTAAATTGTGGTAATCCATTACGAACTACTGACATAACACCACCTTGATACTCCTCAGTTGTTGCCTCAGGTGTATTGTTTGTTACTTCAACCGCTCCTAAAATTGGCACAAAGTTACCTAATTGTATTTGCTCATTTACGTAGTCTTTATCGAATACGTCTGTTAGCAAGTTAATACTCCAACCCTTAGGCACAAGTATTTTACCAGTCAATCTACCCTCTTGTAAAATACAATCAGGTAAACCTAAATTTTTACGTGTTGTAACACAATCTTTTTGATTTATTAATATCATTGTTTTTAATTATTAAAATTTATTGTTTGTAGGCACGAACTAACTCCGCTAAATGTAATATCAATATCTAAAGCTATTGCGTTCCATACGTCAATTTGATTTGTAGTATCAAGTTTTGCGTAATTTGGAAAACGTTCGCTTTTTATTGTCATATCATCATATCGGCTAATACCACCTACTTTTAATGCTAATAGTAAATTATCTACAATAGGTTGTAAAATAACTTTAAAATCGTTTTGGTATTGGTATGGATTTAACTCATCAACATTCAAAGAACGTGTCGCAATTATAATTCTTGCGTTACGTTTAACACTAGGCTCTCTCAAATCGTGTGTATCTTGTCCGTTTGCTAACCAAATCAAAGGATATTTTGAAACGTCAGTCGGTAGTAGTAAATATTTGTTTAAATATTCAATAGTTCCCCAATTGTAATTAATTGGAAATTCTACTGAATCACTACCAATAAAAGGCGGTAAAACATCAACTATCCTTGCTAACTGCTCTTCAAAAATTATCATATACCAAAACTATTTTTACTTTCACAAAACACTTTAAAATCTTCTATTTTAAAATCTACAAAATCCGCTTTTTTGTCGTTTAAATAAGTGTATAAACTTACTTCTACGTCGTCATTTTGTCCATACCAATCAACAAAGTTTTCGTAAACAATAGGCTCGAATAAATAACCGCCTTGATATTGTTTTAAAAAGTTATGATTAGCGTTTGCAATTTTATAAATAGGTGTTGAAATTTCCGCACCTTGTGGATTTACTTTTGTTATTCCTATTGCTGATAATCGGTTGTTAGTTTCAGTAACAAATACCTCGTAAATTCTGTAAAGTAGTAACGAATAATCGTTATTTAAACCATTCCAAACTTTACCATCGTAAGTATCACCTTGTACTAACTTTTTATAAGAGGCATATAGCGGATTGTTAATGTCCGCTAAAGCCAATTGTAATGTGTTATAAGTCGCTAAACCTAATGCGTTTAATAGTATCGTTTTTTCCTCTTTAGCAATTAAATTCGTTAAATATAATTCGTTTGATGGTGTTGCAGTTGATGTATTAGATACTGGAACTGCAACCGCCAAAGGAATGTTTAACTCATTCGCTTTTTTAAATTGTGCTATTGATACTATGTTTGGCATTATTTTTCAGTTTTAACTTCTTTTACTTTTGTTTTTTTCTCTACGTATAAATGAGCATCTTGTTTAGCTACTCTTGTAGTTTTACCATTATAGGTAACTTCTACCGTTGTATCTTGTAAGTGTCCCATAATTACGCTTGAGTTAATGCAGTTATAGCATCAGAGAAATCACCATAAACAAACGCCCCATAATGATTAGATTTTACTCTTTGTACTAATCTTGCCTCAGCTAAGATAGTTACTAAGTTTTTAGTAAAGTCGTCATTTTCGTAACCTACGTTAATAGTTAATCCTTCTTTGAAACGTACACCAGCTTTTGAAAAATCTCCAACTAAGAATTTATCAATAGTTACTCCAGTGTTTGCAACAACTCTAATACCCTCAACACTTGTACCATCTACACTTGAAAAAGGAGGCAATACATAATGTCCATCAGATGCTTTTGATAATTTCATTTTAGTAACATCAGTTGGGTGCATTACAATATAAGTAGGCTCAAACAAGTTAACTCTTACTTGGTTAATTGCAGTAGCTAATACATCGTAATTTGTAGGCTCAGGAATAGCTAAAGCAAAAGCACCAGCACTCCACGCAGTAGCGTTAGTAACAATACCAGTTAAATTAACAGTTAAACCAGTTCCATTCAATAATTGGTCGTCAATTCTTAAATTAATTAATTCTGTTAACTCTTGGTCGATTTCAGAACGTAACAAAGCAACATCATCAAGCATTTCTTTAGTTACTTTGATGTAAGCAGTTACTTTTTTAACGTTTGCAGATGCAACTACTAAATCAAAATCTGTTTGAGATTTTGCAGCTCCTTCAGCAGTCATTGCAGAACCACCCTCAACATTCTTTTGTTCTACCCATTCCCAAACGTTAGACATAATTGTTCCAACGTTAACCAATTCTAAAATAAAAGGGTTACGTCTTACAATTCTTGTAATACCAGTTTCTCTTTCGGCTTGTGGTATTTGTCCAGTTGTGTTTGTAGAAAGTGCCATTGTACCAACTGCTTTAAGTTGAATTTGTACACTTGCACCGCTTTTTTCTTTCATTGCTTTTAACTCATCAGCTTTTTCAGTCAATAATGATGTTAAATTTTCAGGTGCGTTTGACGGCGTTCCTTTAGTTTCAAGTTCTAATACTTGCAAAGCTAATTGTTCAACATTTTCTTTTAATGTTGCAACCTCTGCTCCTTTTGTTTCTAAGTCTTTAACCGCAGATAATACTTCGATTAATTCCGCTTTTGAAACGCTTTCGTTTTTCATTGCGTCGATTTTATCTCCCAACGCTTTAATGATTTCTTCTTGTGTCATTTTGTTTAAAATTTGTTTAATAATTGTTTTAACATTTCCGTTGTTTGAGTGTCATCTGACGGCTCTTCTTTATTCTCAAGTGATTGCTCGGCTTGTTTATTGTTACTAACTAATCCAGTTGCGGAATTACTTCCAAATACAACCAAACTAGCCTCTTTTACGTTCTTTGCCTCTTTAATGATAAAGTAGTAGTGTATGTACTCAAAATCTTCTTTATTGGCTATAAATTGCAAATAGTCATCATAGTTCTTTTTTTCGGTTGCATCTTCAGGTGCATTGCTATCCATTGCTAATAAAATAGTAACGTATTGCATACGCACACTACCCTCTATTGCATCGCCACTATCTAACCATTCCTTAACTACTTCGTCTTTAATTTTGTCTTTAGCTACTTTGTATATTAAAACCTCAGTATCTCCATCGTATGGTTTTCCAATTAAAGCAAATGGGACTTTAGCAGTAAATATTTCAATGTGTTCTTTTCTAACAACTACTGATTTAACCTCTAAGTCGTGGTCTAAAATTAAATAGTTTTTACCTTGTTGCTCTGAAATAGATTTTTTCCAAATTCCGTCTAAATGTAAATCATCGTGGCTATCTAAAATACGTGTTGAATTAACCGCAATGTAATAGAAGTTATCATCTATTTTAATTCCTTTTAATTGGTCAGAAAACTTTAATAAATCCAAAGATTTACAAGTAACTGAAACGCCTTTATCACAAGACTTTTGAATTAAAGACTTTTTGCTTTCAATAAGAAAATCTTTGTTATCTCTTAATTCCTTAAACAACTCTTCTTTAGTTGCAAAAGTTTTATCGCTAAAATAGTGTGACTTTATCATTTCTTAATTTCTTTTTTGTATTTAATCGCTTTTAACTTCTTATTCATTTTATCTATAGCCTCTTTTTTAAGTTGCTCTTCAATTTCCTTTTGTGATAACTTTGTACTCATAACCCTAACTTTGTTTTAAATTCATCACTCATTTTTTTAGCGTCAATTGGTGTTAAAGTTTGATTTTCTAAACCTAATTTAATTGCGTTTTGCATTTCGGTAAACGATTTAATTTTATCATTAACAACCGATTGCATACACGCTAAATGGTCGTAACTTGCTATTAACTTTTCTCCTCGTTCAAACAATCCCCATTGACTTGTTAAACTATTCATCGTGTTTTTTGCAGTCGTTTGTATTGAGTTTTGAATGTAACTTATTAAACCTTGATTTTGATTTTCAAACGTGCTATCCTTAGCGAAATAATTCAATACATTTTTGCTCATTTCAAACGCAAGTAATACTTTGTTAGCATCGTCAGCAAACTGCTCATCTAAATACAATTTCTTCATATCGCTAACTAAGTGCCTTGCATCAATATTACGATTAGTTATAATAGTTGAATTTACTTCTAACTTTGAATAAATATCTTTTCTATCATCATCTTGTATTTGAGCCTCGTTACCATCACTTGAATTCTTAACTAAATACTTTTGCGACATTTTAAGGTTTTTATTCTTAGACCTTAAATTTTCATCGATATTCTGCAATACTTTACAAACTCCTTTTACTCGGCTTTCACTTGTGAAAAATGAATTATTTGTTAATCCGTTAGATAAATCATACAAAGGAATTAACTCACTTAATTTTAAATCGTATTGAGTACTATCTAAAGTATATTTAATAACTCTATCTCCAAATGCTTTTTTATCTTTATCTGTAACAATAAACTTGTCTAATTTATGAGCCTTGTTTAAATCTATTTCACTTGGAATAAGATTAAATATTGCCTTAGGTACATCGTTTAAAAACGCTTTACGTTCTAATATAAAATTAGTTCCAGCAGTTGACAAAAACCACATTTGTTGAAATAACCAATCGTTTTGACTTTGAAAATAGTTAGGTTGTTGTAATAATTTAATATAAGGCGAGTTTTCAATTACTTTACCATTCTTATCAACGTGCTTTATTTCCATTTGAGAATAAAGAGCGGAACGAATAGCACAAATAGTCATTAATACTGGATTGTCTAAAGACATTGCTAAGTATTTATCACTATTAACAAAGTCGTTACCGCCATCTAAAAAATGATATGAAAACTCACCAGCACGATTGCGTTCTACTTGAAATATAGTTCTACCAAATAATTTAATCGACTTTTCTACCATAGCAAAAAAGCCTTAACCGAAATTAATCAGTTAAGGCTATTGTTTTAAAATTAGTTGTGTTTACGTTCATTTGTAATAGTTTGATGCGTCTTCACATCAATTAATTGCTACAAATATATAAATAAATTATTACATTGTATGTAAAATGTTGATTATTTTAAATATTTTTATTTGATGTATATGCGTAATAATATAATTCTTCTCCTTTTGGATAATACAAACGAGATATCTTCATTGATTTATTTTTTTGAATAAAATAAAAATATTCACTTAATTTTACAAATCGAAGTATTTTCATAATCTAATTATTTTGTTATTTCTACTAACTTACCATTCTCATCAATATATTTTATATGATGTGGTTTAAATTTACTTTCTTCTAATTGTTTAGTTAATGTATTGCAAATATCAAAAGTTGTCGGTATTGGTTGTTTATTTTCTTTCATAATTAATAATTTAAGTTAAACAAATATAGTAATTTATATCGACAATCCTCTTGTTTTAACATACCAACTTACACCCATTCTACAACAATCTAAAGCGTGGTCATTTTGGTTATCTTCTGGCACATCCATTTGAATACCTTGATACATTTTCCAGCTATAGTTTTCGTACTCATTCTCTAAATCAATAGAACTTTTAGTATAATAAACATTGCACTTTTGTAGAGTTTCAATACCAGCGTTTATACTTCCATGTCCTTTTTGTGCAAATATTACATTATAACCGCTATTACGTAGCTTTGTACCCTCTGCTTTGTTTAATTCATTTCCGCTATCACAAATGTTTTCTTTTTGTTTTATAGTTCCTAATTTTTCAAACTCATCAGATAAAGTGCTTTCCATTTGATTCATTGGTTTATACAACCTTTGATGAAAGAAGAACGTTTTATCTCCATCAAATTTAAACTCAATATTTGCCGTAGGTGCTGAAAGTCCAAAATCGGTTGCGTAATAGCTTTGATAAGGTAAATCATAAAACGCTTTATCTTCTATTTGTTGCCAATTGCGAAATATTCGATTTGGTTTTTCTGCTTTTAAGCCTAACCCGTACACGCACCACATATATTCTGAGGCGGTGTTTTGTTGTATATTGTATTCCGTTGGTTCGTATGATAATATTTTTTTCTTTTGCTCTAATGGACAAAATGGATTGTCTTTAAATGTAGAATGAATTAAGGTTGCGTTATCTTGTTTTACAAGGTCATCACTCCAAAGTTTACCAACTGGATTGTAGTCCATAAAAACCGCAACACTACACCTCATATCTAATTGGTCGAATGTTTCTTTAGGCATTTTATAGAACTCATTAAACCAAAGATAGTCGGAATGGTATCCGTGAACTTTTAACTCATCATCTGTTCCCTCAATATTTATAGTTGAACCATTTGGAAACGTGAAAATACTTTCGGTTTTATTAAAACGTACACTTTCATAATTGTCTAAAGTTGGATAGTATTTCAACATATCTTGCAGAATAGTATCCTTACAATCTTTTTTAGTATTTCTAAAAACTGCTAATTTAGTACGCTGATTTGTCCACGCTAATATCCAAAATATCTGTAAGATTGAAAACGTTTTACTTGAACGTGAAGAACCGCTATTGATAATATATTTATACTTTTTACTATTTAAAGCGTTCCAGTTCTTTTCAAATACTGGTGTTGCATTAATCTTCATTTGGTCGTGTTATTTCGACTTGAATAGTAGTTGGTGTTTGTTGTATTTCTTTTCCTTTAGTAGTTAAATCAACGTTATCACTAAATCCATTTAACCTTGCGGTTAGGTTTTGTGAATATATCATTGTCATACCTCCGTTAATTTGGTCGTTCTTAATTTCGGCTTTAATACGTGATGTGATAGGGAAATAATTTTCGTACTTATTATCTTTATTTTCAAAATAAGCAGTTAAGTCGGGATATGTTACATCGGTATTATCACAAACAAAACATTCAAAACCAACCATTGTAAGCGGTTTTTCTTTTTCCCTATAAACATCGGTTGCATCTTTACCTACCCAATCTTTTACGATAATAGGTTTACTTTTTACTTCTTTTTTATAAAGAGTAAATAATTCCCACATTCTTTCGGGTGTTTCTATGTATTTATTTTTACCCATAACAACAAAATTACAAAAATATTTTACAATAGCAAGTTTTATTCTTTAAATTTTAATACTGACTTTAATTTTACCATTATTAAATTCAAACTCTTTTATTTCTAATTTCTGCATAAACTCAAATAAGCGTTCGTAATTAACGTTTTTTGATTTTCTATACTGAATTACTTGGGTAATAGAAACGTTTAAAATTTGCGCTAATTTGTAGTTATTCCTCTTTTTTAGTTTCCGCTACTGAATTAGATGTTAAACAATTTTTGTTTTCGTCAAATTTTTTAATTTGAAAGAAACCTATTCTTTTTAAACTTAACAATTCTTTGATTGTCATTTTAGATAACAATGTATCATCGCAAATAAAAGATATTTCGTAAGTAATGTTTCCTCTTTTTATTTCATATGTAAATATTTGTGAATCATAACAAACAAACTTTGCTTTACTATAATACATTTTAAATAATCTAAATTCCTTTTCCTCTTCTTGTAAAAACTTCTTTAATCTAATTTGAAATAAATTTTCCATTTTTTATAAATTTTTAATTTTTATCAAATTTACTAAATTGTTTTAATACTACCAAACTTTTGAGTTAATTTAGAATAGTTTTAAATAGTCTCAAAATAAAATTTCACTTCAATATCGTTTTCAGAAACTAATCCGTATTTTTTAGCGAATTTGTATTGAGTTGAATATTGATTTAGTGAATTTACAAATTGTTTTATATTTTCTCTAAATTGCTCCAAAGTGTATGAGTTCTTTTGAATATTGCAACTCGGACAACTTGGATTGTAATTTTGTAAGTTTTCATTTTCTGGTTTCTCACAAGTTCCATTCCGCCAATTTCTAACTATTGGTTCAATATGGTCTGCGTGCCATCCTTTTGTAAGCTCACAACCGCAATAAGCACATTTCCCATTATATTTATCGAAAATTATTTGTCTTTCTTCTTTTTTCATATCTGCACCGCTTTATAATAATAATTTTTGTTTCTTTTTAGTGTTTGGTATTCGTGGAATGTGATTAACTCAAAACTTTCTTCAAATGTTACTTTGTCAATTTTAATTAGTTTGAGTTTTGTTTCCATTGGTAAAAGATATTGTTTTGCCATTAGTTATATATTCCTATCATTTTATTAAATTGACGTCTTAAATCTATTCTTTGTATTGAATTATAGGTTTTATTCTCTAACTTTAAATGTTTAACTATTGACCTTGCTATTGTGATTTTTTCTTTTAGTTCGTCAGTAGTTAGTTTTAATATTGGATATTCTGATTTAAGTCGTAAAACATAATCTTTTAAACCAATTCCGTAATTTTCTTCAATACCATTTATAAAATTGATTTGGTCGCCAGATAAGTATTGATTTGCGTAAACTGATTGTGCGTAAATATTTAAAAGATTAAATCTTAATGTTGCGTTACTTCCAACAGAATAAAAATGTCCAGCGTCGAATTTATCGTTTAAAGGTTTACCGCTTGAAATACATTTAAAGTCTTTATCTATTAAACGAATTATTGTGTTAATTTCTTTTTGTAGTAACTTTTCAAAATCGCTTTTAGTCATTAACTTTTCTTTAATCTCTTTTTTTTCTTTTTGCCATTGCTTTGCTTTTTGCTTTTCCTTTTGAAGTTTTACACTTTCGTTAAATGCTTTTATACATTCGTCATCAGATAAACAAAACTTTTGATTGAAATATTTAGCGTCGAATTTTGTTTTATGATATTGGCATTTAGGCATAATTAAAAGTATTGCATTATTTCGTTTTCTATATTCTCATCGGAAATTCCCAACCATTTAGAAATAGTATCTTTTGTTTTTTCGTAAAGTTCACTAAATTCTGTTTCTTCCATATTTGAGAATGAAATTGACTTTGCAACTTTTAATATTTCGCCAGTAATTTTGTTAACCACTTCATCATAAAAACCGCTTACAATTGCAATATCTCTACGCATATCGTTTAAACTTCTGTAATCTTGTTGGTTTTCAAATGCTAACTTCATTAAGGCAAAGTACTTTTTATGAAATTTTAAATTACGTTTCTTTGTGTACTCAATTTCAAACTCCTCATTCATTGGAATTTTACAATAGTTTTCAAGGTCTGAATCGTAAACTGGTAACAACCCTCTTGGTGTTTTTATTACAAGTAATTTCATAAACTAAGGTAATAAATTTTCATCATTTATCAAAATATATTCAGCGTAATTACATACGTTTGAATTTCTGTCTAAAACACATTTGTTAATTGTGTCGATTTGAAAACCTCTATTTCGTAGGTTGAAAATAATAGCGCTTAATCTTGTTGCTCCGTAAAGTTCAATAGCTTTCCACGTGTCAATTTTTCCGTTAGTAGTTAAATGATTTAATACTTGTTTTGTTTTGTTTGCTTTCATAATTTTTTAATTTAAGTTAATAATATATAATCCTCTTATGTTACTTTTTTTTAAGTCAGTTAAATATAAATCCAATACTAAAAATAGTTCTACGCTTATCTTCTCGGTTTCAAAATCATTACATAATTTATCGTGCCAATATTGTAGCAAATCAAAATGGCACTTCATCTTCATCGTTATATGGTAAATCATCAAAAACTCCTTTCAACTCTTCCATTTTAATCAATGGAAATGGTGCTATTTCTTCAATTAAACTATTTTCTTTTACTTCAATTTTTTGTTTATTAGCATCAATTAGATTTTCTTCTTGTGGATTTGTACCTCTTTCGTAATAACGTCCTGATGGTTTATGATAATCAAATTCTAAACTCGCTCCGATTTCACCCTGAAATGAATACTTTGTTTTTAAGTTAGTAAATTTAGTATAACTATCTTCTCCAAAATATCGATATACACAAAATCCGTCGTGTGTTTGGTTTCTAAAATCCGCACTTCCTGAAACGTCATACAAAGTTGGTTGCTCATATATTCCGTTTTCTTTTTTCATTTTCGTAGGGTGTGCAATAACAATAATTAAAACATTATTTTGTTGTGCAAATTGTGTTAATCTTGATAATGTTAATCCAATATTTTCACGCTCCGTTTTGTTTCCTGAATGTTCTACTTTATTCCAAGCATCAACTACAAAAATATTAATACCAAAAGAATAAATTTGCTCTCTAAACTTTTCAAAAATCCAATCCCAATTTGCAAACTCTCCATTTTCAGGACTTGTTAAATATAGCTTTTGATTTGCCCAACTATGAAACTGCATTATTTCCATTTTGGAAACTTTAGGTGTTTTATCAATGTCAAAGAAATAATTCTTACCAATTACTTTTTGTACGAATGTACTCATATGTAATTCCATTGGTTGATGTTCAGGACTAAAGAAACTCGCTTTTACATCATTCTCTAAAAGATAATTTATAACTAACCATTCTGTAAAGTTTGATTTTCCGTGTGATGGTATTCCCGTACCAATACATAAATGTCCGTACATTAATTTAAACTTATCATTCAAACAACTTAAAGCACGATTTTTAACTTCAATACAATTTGGTAAACCATCATTGTATAAGTTAATCATTTTTTCTATTAAATCTTCAGTTGTGAAAACTCCTGAAACTGGGTATTTTTTTCTGTTGTAAATACTCTCTTTTAAAGTACCATCTTTTAAATCGTCGTTAGCATCTTTACCATTAAATAAAACTCTTTCACATCGGTAACGTCCTAAACGTTGTGCAATTTTTTCAGCTACATTGTTACCGCTTTCGTCGTTGTCAGTTGCTATGTAAAACTTTTTAACTTCCTTTAGATATTTTTCTGAATTAATCCAATAGTTATCATTATCGTTTGCACCATTTGGAATTGAAATAACGTTTTTTATTCCTACTTCATAAAGTGCCAAAACATCAAACTCTCCCTCAACTATGTAAACTTCATCTTCTCCAATAATAGAATTAATATTATAGAAAATCGGTTTACCATTTTTTGATTGAGTAAATTTTTTGTTACCTGAACGATATTTTTTATTAACTAAAACATCGCCCTCGAAATAATTAAATACTATGTTATTTACTTCTTTGTTTAATGCTGGTTGATAAAATTTTTCTTCACTAACTCCGAAATGTTTTAACGTGTACTGATTTATTTTTCTTTCACTTTCACAATGTTTAACAAGTGCATCAGATAGGTTTGTATAATTTTTCCATTCCTGACTTGGCAAAGTATAATTGTTTTGTATTATTGATTTTTGAATGCTTTCTCTAAAAAATAAAGCATTGCAACCATCGTTAAAGCATTTTGCAGTTCCATTGTTAAACCAAACCATCAAAGACTTATCCGATTTGTTTTTTCGTGTATCCGTGCAAATCGGACATTTCATTTTTGCCGTTCCGCTCGTTTTATTCGTTTGGATTAAATCCCAATTATGTATATTACTCATTACGCTGGACTATCAAAAAAAGGTTTAACAATAGTTTTATTATTTTTATTATACCAATCAGCATTAAAACCGCTCCAACTATTCTCAATGCATTTTATTAAAACATCATTTATATTGTGTTTACTTTTTTCAACCTCTGATATAAATCTTTTAAATGCGGTTTCAGTATTAGTTGCTCTTTTTGTTTTTCTAACCTTTAACCAATCAGAAACTAAATTTTCTTTACAACCTGATTTAATTAATGAATGGTAAAAACTAAAAGTAGGCAAAGCCGTTATATTATTGGTATTATCATTTACATTTACATTTACATTATCATTTACATTATCATTTACATTATCAGTTGACGAAATTAAACGCTCGTTAACGCTCGTTGCATTTCGTTTACGAACTTCTGCGCTCTTTAAACCAGCTTGACGTCGTTGCTCTATTTGAGTTTCCCACTTTTGCAAATCTCTTTTTAATTGCATCTTAATAGGTTCAAATGCAATGTTTAAAAGCAACTCTTCACTTATTGGATTTTCATCATTAACGTATGCGTAAATATGTTTTAATAAACGACCAGCAACATCATCAGGTAGTTGATTAACCAAGCCTTGACTATCTGAATATAATACGAATGATTTTTTATTTTCAGCCATTATACACTTCCTTTCATTTTTTGTTGAACGTGTAATAATGTACCTATAAGAGAATGAAGTTCTTTTTTGGTAATATTAATAGATAAAATATTACTCAAGCTATCGTTACAAAAATCTGTTTTTTGTATACCTAAATTAACAATATTAGAATCAAGTTCTAATACATAAAATTCATACTTTAAATCAGCATTGCTAATTTCTTCTGCAATTAATCTGTGTTCCATTTTTAAATTATTTTAAATTAAATTATACGTAAAAACCCTAAATCGTTTGGCTATTGTGGAGCGCCTCCCGATTTAGGGTTTAATTTCTTTAGTGTTGTTTTGTATTAGGCTCCACTCCAATACAATCACAAAGTTAATCAATTATTCCAATATACCAAACTTTTTTTAATAAAGTTTATAAAAAATCCTCAAATTTATGAGTATCTAAATTTGTGTACGTATAAATTAATTTTCTTAAATCCATGCCACATTGAGTTGCCATTTGACTTCTATCCTCAATACTCATTTTATCATAATCTTGATTATCATACATTTTGTCCATCAACGCATTTTGAAAGATAATAACGCAATTCATAAAATCTCTATTGCTATAATTTGGTTTATTTTCATTACCAATAGCTATTGAGTTTTGATTTAAAAAGTCTGTTGCAATAAGTTCTATTGCTAATTTATGATTTTTCATTTTTAATAAAGTTCAAAAGTTTTTATTAGAAGTTGGAGCATTGGATTGTTAAAAGGGCAATCCGTCAACGTCTGGAATGTCATTTGGTGTAACCGCCTCTTCTGTTGGTGTACTTTCTTTTAAGTTACCAAAGTAAAATTTATCCTCTTTTTGTGCTCCTTTGAAATTAGATTGAAAACTTGCTACGTTTCCGTATTTATCTAATTCGTCGTTAACCCAAACTCGAACGTTTAAATAAATTTTTCCGTTTTCATTTTTGGTAAATGCTTTGTTACCAGCTTTCGCTTGTTCTAATAGTTTTGAGAAGTCGATACTTCCATAAAATGATGTTTTAACTGCCATTGTAAATAAAATTAAAGATTAATAAATTCTGTTTCTTGTTGTGTTGTTACTTCATACTTTGCTTTGACTTGTTCAATTGTAAAACCGCCTTGTTTAGCTTTTTTAAGTATTTCAGTAGTTGCTTTTGGTTTTGGTTGTACTGCGTTGTTTCCGTCGTCGTCATCTGCTCCAACACAAACAAATGATTGTAAAGCGTAACGCCTTGCGTAACTTATTCCGCTTCCTTGCGCTTGTGCATCGTTTACTTTGTTGTAGATAATTTCTGTTAATGATTCCATTAACTCACCGCTTTCGTGAAGTAAAATTGTTTTAACAAAGTTTTTTCCGTCAACGTGTACTATTGGTTGTAATACACTAATTCCGTTTTGATTAAGTATTGGAATTACCGCCTCTCTAATGGCGTTTAAGTCAGCGTATTTTGACTTGAAGAATGGATTTGTAGCACCTTTTTTCGGGTTGCTCATTTCTGATTGTGCTTTTAATAAAGCGGTTGCAATTTGTTTCATAAGATAAGATATTTAATTATTTAAGATTTGTAAATATAAGCATTAATTTAATTAAAAACTAATGCTTAAACTACTTTTTCTCGGTGTTGTTGAAACTTTAGGAACTAATACACCGCTTTCGTCGTATATCTCTTTATCTGACTTTAAAGCAAGTTTTAAAAGTTCTTCACGTTCTTTTAACTCTTTTTGGATATCGCTCCAAATTTCGCATTCTTTGTAGTTTATCGTTTCTCCACCATTTCTAAACGTTCCTTTTAATCCAAACTCTTCAAAGTTTTCTTGTGGCAATACTTTTAAAAGTTCTTCGTTAATAACTTCCAACGCCTCGCTCATTCGTTTAGCTTGTGAAAGTAGTTCGTATTTATTTACTTTACCCTCTTCTAAAATATCGGTAATAAACTTTTTACTACTAAATTGAATTTCTTTTTTATTAGGTAAGAAATTTTGTGTTTGTATTTCTTGTTGACGCATCAACTCAAATAATCCTTTACTCATTTTAATTATAACTTATTTTATTAATAATAATTCTCGTTTCAAATCTTTGAAAGCATTGCGAGGGTGTTAAACCGCTCCAGTACATTTCAAATCTGTAAATTTGTCGGTTTCCTTTCCAAAAAGTGTAACCGCTAATCTCGTTGCAAAAATCGATGT